TATTATTCTCTTTACATGTAAGTTTAATTGAAGATCAAGATTTTATCAAAAAGTAGTTTAAATTTTGGTTGTTAAGGTTGATTAACAAACCGTTAAATGTTGCTATTTTGGTAAAACGCCAAAAATAGCCTATTTTAGGGCATCTCTACCACAACAAGACCCCTAAATAATACCACTTAAAAGCCTTTTTCGTGACACACTTTGGCACAATCTTGGCACACGGTATAAATTAACAGGACTAACTATGCTCAAAAACCACAGAAAAGGTTTAGGGATTAAGGTTAGTGATCCTCTTCATATTAAGCTATTAAAAAAACTTGAAAATCTAAAAATCAAAGCTACTCATAAAAATAACACTATCTCATTTTTTAAAGATGGAATTAGATTCGTTTTAATGGTGTGGCACTACGATGAAGATTTATCACGAAATGTAATATCCAACGGTGGAATAGCTTGTGAAGTTAAATCACTTCAATGTTTAGAGACTATCTTATGTTGTCGTTAATATTTTATTGGAAAGATCATAACCCAGTTCCATATAAACGTACTACTCAAAGACAAAAATACGTTGATGAAGATTATAAAAAGTACCAACAATGGAAAGCTATAGTGTACTTTTCATTCATCAAACAACTTGGTAAAGCTCCTCAAAATTTCTTTAAAAAAGATCAAAAATATTACGTTGACATAATGATTTATTTTAAAGATAAAACTCATGGAGACTCCGACAACGTTATGAAAGGTGTACTTGATGCAATCTTTCAAAAACCTCTTACAGACAAATATATTGCAGGTTCATTTGACTATCAATATGACAAACAAAATCCAAGAGTTGAGGTAAAAATAAGTGAGAACAGAATTAATATTTAGCAAAAAATACCAACTACAAAAGAACAAACCAAAAAACGATAAGAAACTTCCATCAAAAGAGTTGCAGCAGTATCAATTTTGGCTCAAAGAAAACCACCCACAATGTCAAGCAAAACTAAACGGATGCGAACATCAAACCATTGAAGCTCATCACGTTTTATTTGGAAGTTTTGGAGCGGATAAAGATGATACTAGATTAATTTCAGTATGCAGGGCGTGTCATTGTTGGTGTCACGCTCATAAAAAGCTTAGTCAGGAGTTGCTTTTACACGTAGCTGAATCAAACTGGTTACAATACATATCTAGTAAAAATTAAACAGTAAGTTATTTTTAGTCGATATAATTCACATAAAAGGGGATAAAATGAATGCGGAACAATTAAAGGAAAAGTTTAAAGAGGTAGGCATTTCACAAAAAGAATTTGCCGACATTACAGGGGTACATACAAACACAGTTAGCCAATGGGTAAGATCTATAAATGAAATACCATCTTGGGTACTTCCTTTTCTAGAAATGATACAAAAAGATAAGGATAAAGAGATACTTATTTCAAAGATAGATACAACAATAAAAACACTTAATGAGTTAAAAGAAAAGCTACAAAAATAACTTATTAAATTATTTTACTATTGACATAAAACACTTAGCAAGTTATAATTCACTCTATAAAACTAATTTTAGGAGTGAATTATGCAAACAGATAGACCAATCCTACTCATATCATGCGAACTAGATAGGCTTAATGCCATTCTATATTCAGTCAAAACAAATATGTTCAATGATGATTATATGAAAGAAGATGTTGAAAAAATACTCTTTTATGTTTACTCACAAATTGAACGTATCACCAAAGAACTAGACAATGCACACTTCACAAAAAAATAATGTAAAAAGAATTATATGTAAAGGAATTCTATGGAGTTCATACGAAATACTGAAATAAAATCTTGTGGTTCAGTAAACAGACAATTTGCTCTTTTCAAGTGCGAAAAATGTGGGTTACAAGTTGAAAAACAGAAAAGGCTAGGACTAATTAATAAAACTTGTGGTTGTAACCATAATTATGTTGGATCTACAATAAATGGATTTAAAATAATTAGTCAAAAAGTAGTATCTCAAAGACATAAATGTATTGCAATATGCCCATATTGTAAATCAGAAAAAGAATACTTTGTTACATCGCTTAAAAATCAAAAATCATGTGGGTGTATGAATAAAGAATTTTATTTGCATGCTCATACAACTCACGGACTATCTTCGCATAGGCTCTATAATATACATAGAGGAATGTTACAAAGATGCTTTAATAAAAATGCAAAAAGCTATCAAAGATATGGTGCTCGTGGAATTACAATGTGCAATGAGTGGAAAAATGACTTTAAATCATTTTATGATTGGGCTATTTTAAATGGGTATGACGATGAGTTATCTATTGACAGAATAGACAATAATGGAAATTATGAGCCATCAAATTGTAGGTGGGCAGGAGATGAAATACAAAATAGAAATAAAGGGAAGAGAAAAAATAATACAACAGGTTTTATTGGTGTTTCATACATAAAGGAAAGAAAATTATATCTTGCATCAATAACTGTAAGTAAAGTTCAAATTAAACTTGGAGTTGCAAAAACAGCAGAAGAAGCTTCTAAGATTTATGACAGTTATGTGTTTGATAATAATTTAGAACATTCCACAAATGTAGCTCGTGAAAATTGGAAGCAATACGGAGGAAGTGAGGATATTGATAATGGCTGAAAAACGTATGTTTTCAAATCAAATTATTGATAGCGATGCATTCCTAGATATGCCTGCAACTTCACAAAATCTTTACTTTCATTTAGCTATGAGAGCAGATGATGAGGGATTTATTAATAGTCCTAAAAAGATAATGCGATCAATTGGTGCAAACGAGAACGATTTTGATGTTTTGGTGGCAAAAGGTTTTTTAATAGGTTTTGAGTCAAAAATTTATGTCATAAAACATTGGTGGGTACATAACTATATTCGTCAAGATAGGGTTAAAAGTACCAATTACACATATGAAAGATCTCTTTTAAATTTAAAAGAAAATGGTGCTTACACGCTATGTCAGTCAAGTGACAGTCAAGTGGCTGACAAAAGTCAGGCTAGTATAGAAGAGAGTAGTATAGATAAGAATAGTTTAGATAAGAATAGTTTAGAAGAGGATAGTTTAGATAAAGAGAGTGTAGAGAAAAAACCTAAACGGTTTATTCCTCCAACACTTGAAGAAATTGAAACTTTCATCAAAACTAACAACCTCAACGTAAATGCTAAATATTTTCTTGACTACTTCACAGATGGTAACTGGATAGACAGCAAAGGAAATAAGGTTAAAAACTGGAAACAGAAACTAAGGACCTGGCATAACCATAACGATTCAAAACCAAAGTACAGAACACTAGCAGATAGTAACCGTGAGGCTATGGATGCATATGAAAAGCGCTTTAGCAATGATGTTATTGAGGGGGAATTATGCGAGCCTTAATAGAACACATTGCAAATATGCTAAAGATTGATCTAAAAGACCCTTACGCTTTAGCTGACATTGCACAGGTGAAAGAGCTTGAAGGATTTAAGACTTTTATCGAAGATAACTTTAATGACATTCGTTTGAAGTTTGCTAATCCAATAGAGAAATTTCTACTTTTGCGGAAAATGTACTATGAAGAGCTTAATCGTGATCGATTAGAAAATGCTCATAAAGTTTCTTTTGCTATTGGTGAAAAGTTCAGAGAATTAAAACCTCAGCTTCGAGAGTTAGAAGATAAAGAGGTTTTAACTAGGTATTTGTCTCAAAACATTGATGGTGAAATGGTGAGGTGTTTTACTGATTTTGAAAACAACGCACTAGGAAAAATTGGAACTATCAAAAGGTTAATTTACCTAGATGATAATCACAAACTTGAAGAGGAACTAGACAAAGTATTTTCAAGTGTTGTTTATTATGGCAAAGAAACGCTCAGAATAGAGCAAAAAAAGCAAAATAACACTTTAGGCGATGAAAGACTCGATAAAACTTTTAACACAGCTTTAAACCGCATTTAACTACTCAACTGTTCGGAATTACCGAACAACTCAAACAATCAAAGGTACATCTATGAGCCTATTTGAATTACCAAAAAACAATATTGCTTCTGTAAATCTATTCGTAGATAAGAAAACAAGAGTTGAATTATTTAATGACAACTTCCAAAATTACAAGCGATACAACATAAGAAAAGCACAGTTGGTTATCGCTGACATTCCTTATAACTTAGGGATTAATGCTTATGCTTCTAACCCTATGTGGTACGTTGATGGTGACAACAAAAACGGAGAAAGCAGCAAAGCAGGAAAAGATTTTTTTAACACGGATTTTAACTTCAATATTGCCGAGTATATGCACTTCTGCTCAAAGCTTCTTATTAAGGAGCCAAAAGAGACTGGGAAAGCTCCTGCGATGATTGTATTTTGTGCATTTCACCAAATGCAGATGATTATCGACTATGGCAAAAAGCACGGATTTAAAAACAGTTACCCTTTATTTTTCGTAAAAGACTACTCAGCGCAGGTGTTAAAAGCCAATATGAAAATTGTCGGAGCCACAGAACATGCTGTAGTGCTTTATAGAGAGAAGCTACCAAAATTTAACAACAATGGGAAGATGGTTTTTAACTGGATTAAATGGGAACGTGATAGTAAAGACATTCCAAAAATTCACCCAACACAAAAGCCAGTTAATTTACTTGCAAAACTCATCAGAATTTTTACAGATGAAGGTGATGTGGTAATTGACCCTTGCGCTGGTAGTGCTTCAACATTGAGAGCGTGTGCAGAACTTAACCGACATTGCTATGGTTTTGAGGTATCAAAAGAGATCTATCAAAAAGCAAAAAAAGAAATGCTTTTACAAGGAGCTTAATAATGGAATATTTATTACCACTAGCATTCTTCGCTTTCATTCTATGCCTCATTCCTTTTGTAGGTGGTAAGACAAAGAAGAAAGGATCTATTGACACCATTAAGAATGTGAGATGGTGGACGAGATAATGGAAGTTAACAAAATTTATAATATGGATGCAAGAAAAGCATTAAAACAATTACCAAACAACTCTATTGACTGCATTGTTACAAGCCCACCATATTATCAACTTAGAGATTATGGTACTAATGGCCAGATTGGGCAAGAAAATACTCCTAGTGAGTATATTAAAAATCTTGTTTTAGTATTTGAAGAATGCCATAGGGTATTAAAAGATAATGGAACATTATGGGTTAATATTGGTGATAGTTATGCAGGAAGCGGGAAAGGTCAATGGGGAAGTGGAGAAAATGATCCTAAAAAGAAAAAAACTTATGGCCAAAAACTAAACATTCAAAAACCACAAGATATTGGTCTTAAACCAAAAGATTTAATTGGCATTCCATGGCGCTTAGCTTTTGCATTACAAGATTTTGGATGGTATCTTATACAAGATATTATATGGCATAAACCAAACCCACTTCCTGAGAGCGTAACAGATCGATGTACTAAATCACATGAGTATGTTTTTCTTCTTTCTAAAAATCAAAAATATTATTATGACCATGAAAGTATCAAAGAAGATACTGTTTATCCAATAGGGACTAGAACTGAAAAAAAACGTGGTGATTTTAAAGGAAAATACCACGCTCATGAAGATTTTAAACATATATCTGATTCTTTTAGAGCAATTAGAGATAAAAGAAATAAAAGAGATGTTTGGACGGTTTCTACTAAAGCTTATAGAGGTGCTCATTTTGCAACATTTCCAGAAGAACTTATAGAGCCTTGTATTTTGTCAGGGTGTAGAAAAGGGGGAGTTGTACTAGATCCTTTTTTTGGGTCAGGAACAACTGGAGTCGTGGCCAAAAAGTATGGCCGTAATTTTATTGGCATAGAGCTAAATAGCGATTACGTAAATATTGCAAATAAACGCCTCGAAACCGTACAAGGTATTTTACTATGACCATACCACAAGAGCTTAGAAACATAAAAGAAAAGCTAATCTTAGCAGACATGGAAGCCGATACCATCACCGACCTGCTCAAAGACCCAACGCCTCAGAACATCGAAAAAGCACGTGTGAAAATGGAAGCATTGAAAGAAGAATTGGAGGGGTGTTTATGATCCGTGTAGCAACAGCATTTAGCGGTGGACTTGCTGCGCCTGAATTTGCACTAAAATATAGTGGCATAGAGCATGAGATAGTCTTTGCATGCGAATGGGATAAATACGCTCGAAAACAGTACCTACAATTTCACGGTAAGCCTACTGCGTTTTACGAAGATATTAAAAACCTTTGTGCAAAGTGCTATTACGCGCTCATTGATCTTTTTATCTTTGGTAGTCCATGCCAAAATTTATCATTAGCCGGTAACCAAAAAGGTTTAGAGGGTGAAAAGTCCAAATACTTTTTTGAGGGTTATCGTGTCTTATCGGAGATGATGCCTAAAGTGTTCATCTTTGAAAATGTCAAAGGGCTTCTAAGTAGCAACAAAGGCAAAGACTTTGCACTGGTCATGAAGATGTTTCGAGAGCTTGGCTATCACTGCGCCCATACGGTACTCAATACAAAAGACTACGGAGTACCACAAAATCGTGAGCGTGTTTTTGTCGTTGGTTTCTTAGACGTTAACTCCTACCATGATTTTAACTTTCTGCCAGGCTTTCCGTTAAAAAAAAGGCTTATAGATGTTTTAGAGAGTGATGTGGATGAGAAGTATTACCTTAGCGATAAACTCATCAAAACATTTTTAGAAAAGTCAAATGATCCTAAATCAAAAATGACAATACAGGCATTTCATAATAAAGATGATGCGTATTCTGCTTGTCTAACAGCGCAATATCAAAAATCAAGAATTACTGACCCTTACATAAAAGAGCCTATTATTAAAATTAAATCTGCAACAAAAAATGGTTATGAAATAGCACATGCAGGAGATAGCATAAATTATAAAAATACCAATAGCAAAACAAGAAGAGGAAGGATTGGGAAACAAATATCCCAAACTATAGAAACTAATTGTCAGATTGGTGTATTCGATGGTAATTTTATTAGGAAATTTACACCACGTGAATGTTTTAGGCTTTTTGGGGTAAGAGACAAAGACATTAACATCGTAGTATCTGATGCGCAAGCTTATAAAATAGCCGGTAACGCTATAAGTGTTCCACCGCTAGAGATGATAATCACGCAAATTTTTAGACCGCAAAGAATAGCATCGCTATTTAGCGCTTAACGCATTGGGGTGGGGACACACTTTTTCAAGCACCACACAGATGAAAGTATAACATAAAGGATAGAAGATGGGAAAAGCGTTGAAAGTTTTTAATTGGATTGAAGATTGTATTAAAAGTTATATGCAAATTACGCTTGATGATAGTGATAGACAAATCATTAAAGAAGCAAAAGCAGAGCTTGAAGAAGCTATGAAACCTAAAACGTGTGAAGGGTGTAAATATTATTCACCATATCGTCAACAAGAATGCTTACATGAAAAATATTGCCAAAGAGAGTTTACAGATTATTACGAGCCAAAGGATAACGCATGACAAGAAAGAAGGCTAAAAGTTGGACTGTTAAAGAGTTTTTCGATAACGGTTACAGCGTCAGAGAAGGCGTGAATATTTTGATTGACAAAATTTTTGATGAGCATGAAAGGTTTGTTGATTTTGTAGTTAATTCCAATAGAAATTTATCAGATGAAGAAAAAAATAATCTGAAATCTGAAATCTACAAAAAATACAAACAAGAGATATTCTTAACTAAATATAAATCATGCGAGAAATGCAAACACTTTTTAGTAAAGGTAAGGATGTGTGCTAAGAAAGTACAGCTTAACGATGGTAGCTTACCTAAAAATTTTTATTGCAAATACTATGACCTGAAGGCTACCACATGAGCGAACTACAACTAGAGCTAATCCTATTCCTATCAGTCTTAGCAGGAATATCGTTTATAAAAATGTGTGAGGCGTTAGCCTTATTATTTAAAGAACTTGACCGTATGAATAAAGTCGTGCGTATCAATGACAAAGTGTGCGAAAGGAAGGTAATAAGATGAAAGAGATTAAGTTTAGAGCATGGGATAAAATGCTTTGTGAAATGTTTGAAGTTTACACATTATCTAAATATGAAGTTTATGCAATTCAACAAGAAACAGAAGATATGTATAAATTAAATTTAAGCGATTGTGAACTCATGCAGTTTACTGGCTTAAAAGATAAAAACGGTGTAGAAATTTATGAGGGCGATATTGTTAGGTGGGGATTAGGTTTTACTGGAAGTTGGGATAATGAAAGTTGGCATAGATATGCAGTTGCAGAGTTATTTCCATCTCTTCAATTTAGAATTATTTACTATATTATTGGAGAAACTGGAGAGAAAAAAGAAACAGACAATCATGTTTTTGAGTTTGGGTCTTTTGCTTATAAAGAAACTCATAAATATCTTGAAGTCATAGGAAATATATACCAAAATCCTGAACTATTGGAGAGCAAATGAGCGCAGCAATGAAACCAATACTATTCAGCACTCCTATGGTGCAGGCTATTTTAGATGGTCGAAAGACTATGACTAGGAGAGTTATGAAAGATTGCACACAGTTTGATATTGAAGAAGCTGAACTGCTTGAAAATAATGGGTACAACCTAACACATAATTACAAAATGAGCATTGAAAGTGTTGGAATTTTTTCAACAAAAGAAAAACTTTTAAACTGGTTTGTTGCAAAGTATTCTAAGTACCAAGTCGGTGATGTTCTATGGGTAAGGGAAACTACTTGGGAAGTTGATTGCGATTGCCAACCGCCTTGGTGTTGCAGTAGAACTTTTGGATATAGAGCAGATGAATATGATTTTAATGGTGTTCGTTGTTCCGTTAAAACTATACCTTCAATCTTTATGCCAAAAGAACACGCTCGTATCTTCTTACGTGTAACGAATGTAAGAGTTGAAAGACTGCAAGATATTAGTGTGGAAGATATTAAAAAAGAAGGAGCACCATTGATCACTATTACTGGAAATAATGAAGATTTTATAAACAGTAAATTAAAGGGATGGTGGTATGATCTTTGGAACTCCATCAACGGTAAAGGCGCATGGGAAGCTAACCCATTTGTCTTCGTATATGAATTTCAAAGGGTAGAGAAACCATGCTAAACGAAGTACTACGCCTTACACAAGGCGACCTAACAAACGTCATCAAAGAAGATGACAAACCAATTTCCCAAGATGGGAAAGATGGTCAAACAGAACGCAACAACAAAGCGTTTTACGATGGGTATAAAGGGGAAGTACATGAGTAAAATTTTGGTAAAGTATTCAAAAAGGAAACTAACATGATGCAATTTATTAAAAGAATTTCATTTTTCAAATGGAACTGGTCGAACAAACAAAAGTTAACCATCGAAGCAGAAATGAAACGAGATGATTTTAAAAAGTTTCTTAGCGACAATAAGATCAAAACAGATGGTGATTTAAACGCTGTGCATAAGGCAGAGATAGTTATTAAGATAAAAGGTCGTGATGAATGAGAGAGATACGCGACACGACAGTAACAATACACCCAACAGTCAAACTATCATTTGCTTATGCCTTAGATAGAATAGCTGAGAAAGAAAATCTAAATGTAGGAAAAGCACTCGAAAAATGTATGGAAGAATGTAAAGACTTTCAAGAATACATTAAAGAGTTTCATAACATAAAAAGGGATTAATTTTCCCTTTTTTCTGCGTAAAAATCTTTAAGATACTTTCACTTCCAAAACTGCAAAAATACCGTATATAAAATCTTATAGGACGGTAGAATGAAACCTGATGCAATAGATCATCTATCCTTCAAACTCGCAACAAAATTTAAACAATCAAACCTAGAAAAAGCCGTCATCGAATCATTACTACAAGTTCTTGAAGAAGAAGAGAATGAAACACGACTGCTATTTGCAGGCAATACACATATCAAGAACGATAGACACAATATAAAACAAGCATATTTACTTTGGCAACAGCAGAAAGTTACCAATAAATCAAAGAAAGAAATATGCAACTATATTGCTAACTGCATCAGTGACATAAGCCCACGAACAATAGAAAAATATATCCAAAAGTTCACAAAAGGTTTTAATCCACTAAGGAGATATGATGCCTATATCTTATAAGTCATGCAGATGTGGAGCAAAGATACCACGTAACCTAAAGTGCTGCGAGAAGTGTGAAGCATCACGACAAAAAACTTACGATAACTCAACACGCAACCAAGAGAGCAAAGCCTTTTACAACTCTAAAGCATGGTGGAGAGTTAGAACGATAGTACTAAGAGATAACCCTTTGTGTGTTAAGTGTGGACATCCTGCACAGGTAGTAGATCACATCAAAGAGTTAAGAGATGGCGGTGAGCCTTTGGCGTTGGAAAATCTCCAAGGATTATGCCATGCGTGCCACAATAAAAAGACTGCAGAAGAGAGAGAAAGAAGATGAGCATAACATGTATGTAGCATGTGATAAAGATGGAACATTGCACACTCATCAAACAAAACCGATTAGGGCACAGTATGGTAGAGGTGTTAAAGATACTTTTTGGGAAAGCGATACCAAGCAACAAGCAACACAAGAGCTAAGAAAAGAATACTGCTTTATGCGTTGGGAGCATGATCCAATAGAAGTAAATGACAAATAGAGGACATGGGGAAGGGGTATCAAATCTCTAGGAATTTAGAGCCTAAAGACCGCCTGCTCCCTCATCTTTTCACAAAGTCAATTTTTGAGATTTTAAAATAGTGGACAGTTTAAAAAGGTGGACAATTTAATAATGCTAGGAGAAGATATGAGAGAAGTTAAGTTTAGAGCATTAGGCACAAAAGGTCACTCTTCAACAGAAGGAAAATGGGCATATGGGACAAATAAGATAGAAGACTGTTATGGAGATACAAAGAAATATGACCATCTTCCACTGCATATGTTCGAAAGATATTTACAAGGTAATTATTATGATAAAAAAACACGTGGAGAATACACAGGATTAAAAGATATTGATGGTGTAGAGATTTATGAGGGTGATATTGTTCAAATAGTTGAATATGAAGCACGGTATGATGGAAAATTTGATGAATTTAGAAGTGAAGTTATTTTCATTAACGGGTATTTTGGTTATTTACAATATGAGGAACATTTAGGGCGCAAAGTAGACTATTACTTATCAAGTGTATGCTCTGAAGATGGAATAGGGCATAGAGGAAGCCATTTTTGTAACTTTGTTGGAAACATATACGAAAATCATGAGTTGTTAGAAGCCAATGAGTAAACAAATCACAACAGCACAAGCCCTAGAAATACTAGGTGTGAACGCTAAAACGTTACAACGAAAAAAGAAAGATGGACTAGTACAATCTTGGAAAGTTGGTCGTGATTGGTTTTTCTATGAAGATGAGATTTTAGCCTTACTGCCTGATGTCAAAAAAAAGCAGATCATCCACGCACCGTCAGCTATTGAAAAAAATGTCAAAAAGAAAAAAGAGGTTGAAGAGAAAGCCAAAGAAATTGAATTTAAACTAAAAGAGGCTGAAAGTAAACCAAGTGATGAACTACTTGAAGAAAGTGGAAAATTACACTTAGTGGCTCTTAGAGAACAGATGGAATCTTTGGGAATTTATGAGAAAATTGATGACATGCTTATTTTTTCCGCTGCACTTTCATTCCAAACATACCTAAAATATGAGGCACTGGCTTCTTCTGTTGATTATATGTCAGTTGATATGAAAGGTACAGAAAAAGAACACCCATACTCAGATGTAGCTAAAAAACATTTTGATCGTTATGTATCAGTATGTGAGAAGTTGGGCGTAACACCATTAGCGCGCAATAAATTAAAGCCTAGTAACGATAAACCTAAAAATGATTTTGAAGAATTTTTCTAATGGTGTACTCAAAAGAGCTTTTACAAAAAGCAAAGGCGAGAATTAACGAAGATGGAATAGGTGAGCTTTTAAGGCTTGCACGTAAAAGACACTATAACGACTTATTGCACGGTCATGAACGTGGGCTATGGTACGATGAGGAATCAGCCAATAAAGCCGTAAAGTTCATTGAAGCGCTCAAGCATACTAAAGGTGTATGGGCAGGTAAAAATATTATCCTAGAAGAGTGGCAAAAAGAGGACATAATCAAGCCTATCTTTGGATGGATGAAAAGAAATGAAGATGAAAACACGAAAGAAAAATTCCCTTGGATAAGAAGATTTAAAACTACTTATGATGAGGTAGCGCGTAAAAATGGAAAATCTACTTTAGCATCAGGCATAGGGTTAAAGTTAGCATTTGGAGATAAAGAGCATGGTGCAGAGGTTTATGCCGTAGCTACTAAAAAAGATCAGGCTAAAATCGTTTGGAATGATGCTGAGCGGATGAAGAATAAATGCGGTTTAAAAGAATACGTTAAAACAGCGTATTCAACTATGACATGTGACTTATTGAATAGCATTTTTAGACCGCTAGGACGTGATAGCAACACAGAGGACGGATTAAACGTCCACGGATCTATCGTTGATGAATACCATGCTCACCCTGATAGTGAAATGAGAGACGTTTTACGTTCAGGTATGGGTGCAAGGCTTCAAGCTTTGGAGATGATTATTACCACAGCAGGATTTAAACGTACTTCTCCATGCTATGAAGAAAGAGAATACGCGATAAAAATTCTAAAAGGAGTGCTAGAAAACGATAGTTATCATGTATTCATAGCATCACTAGACAAAGGAGATGACCCATTTGATCCTAAAAATTGGAAGAAAGCTAACCCTAATCTAGGAATATCTCTTAATTACGAAGATTTTAAGGCTATGGCGTTAGAGGCAAAGGGAAAATCATCAGCTTATAACAATTTTTTAGTAAAGCGTTTAAATGTGTGGACCAATTCAAAAGAGGCATGGATTAACTATGAGAAATGGGAAGCATCGGGCGGTATTTCCTGTAAATTGGAAGATTTGAAAGGTCGTGTAGTTTATGCAGGGCTTGACTTATCAACTACTACTGATTTAACGGCATTGGTAGTTATTTCAAAGAGAGAAGATGGAATTTTTGACGTTTATTGTAGATTTTTTATGCCAAAAGATACACTTGATGAAAGAAAATATCAAGATAAAGTGCCTTATTCTGATTGGGTACGCGAAGGTTTTATTACCGCCACACCTGGTAACGTAGTAGATTATGATTACGTGAAAGATGCGGTTATGGAAATAGCCAATATTTGTGATCTAAAAGTCCTAGCATACGATAGACATAACGCAACAGAAACAACGAATAACCTAACGAAAGAAGGTGTGGAAGCGGTAGCATTTAATCAAGGTACAGTAGCCATGAATGCACCTGTGAAATTACTTGAAAAACTAGTCCTTAGCAAAAAACTTAATCACGGTCATAACAAGGTACTTAACTGGATGAGTTCAAATGCTGAATTGATATCTGATAGTGGCGGAAATGTGAAGTTTAGCAAGCCTGATCCACGATCAATTGAAAGAATCGATGGAATGGTTGCTTTATGTATGGCACTAGGAGCATATTTAAACGATAAAAAAGAAGAAGATGTATCACCATATGAAACAGTAGGATTTAGAACTATTTAATTTCCCCTCCAAAATCACCTAAAAACTGCGTAACTCCATCGTTAAACTTTGGAAAAATAGTGGAGGGATGACTTGGGGTATTTTAGCAATATTGCTCGTGCTTTAGTTGGTAGAAGTATTAACTATGATGAAATGTACGCTAAATTTCATATGCTAAACTCAGGCTCTTCTATTGGCAATGTAACTCCAAACATATCACTACAAATGACAGCAGTTTTTGCAGCAGTAAAACTTCTATCAGAATCTATAGCAATGCTTCCATTATCTCTCCATAAAAAAACAGGTGATAAAACAGAACAAGCTTTAGACCATATGCTATACAAACTTCTAAAATATCGCCCAAATAATGAAGTAAATATTTTTTCGTTTAAACAGTCTTTTGTTGCCTCGATGCTTTTGCAAGGATCAGCATACATTCATAAAGGGATGAATATATACGGTGATACTGTTGAACTTAATGTTCTTCTCCCACAATTCGTCTATAAAGAACGCATAAATGGAAAAATTTACTACAACTACACCGACAAAAATGGGTCAAGAAAACTAACTTTTGAAGAAGTAATAAATATTCCTTACTTTACTCTCAATGGTATTGATGGACTTTCCCCAATCGGAGTATGCAGAAAGAGTGTTGCGCTTGGGTTAAAAGCAGAAAATCACGCAGAACTTTACTATGACAACGGCGGAAAACCAAACGGATTTATAAAAGCTCCTCAAAAACTAACAGATGAAGCTTTTGAACGATTAAGAAAATCATTTAATGAAAATTATGGTGGTAATAACAGTTTCAAAACTGGAATTTTAGAGGGTGGCGCTGATTATATTGGTATCCCACTAAATATGAAAGATGCACAGTTTATAGAGTCACGAAAATTTCAAGTTTCTGAAATAGCTCGTATCTTTGGTGTACCTCCTCATAAAATTGGGGACCTTGAAAAAGCTACGTTTTCAAATATTGAAGAGCAAAACATTGAATTTGCTACAACATCGATCATCCCATTCGCCACAAAGATTGAAGAGGCTTTAAATTTCCATTTACTGACAACAAAAGAAAGAGAGTCAGGATACTTCTTCAAGTTTAATGCAAATGCACTTCTAAGAGGAAATATCCAAGCACGATATGAAGCTTATACCAAAGGTAGAAATTGGGGATGGCTAAGTGTTAATGAAATTAGAGAACTAGAGGACTTAAACCCTATTGAAAATGGGGATGTTTATTTAGAGCCATTAAATATGGTCGAAGCAGGAAAACCAACACAAGGAGGCACACCGAATGCCTAAAAATTTAATGGATGTACTTCACAGTAGAAGTTTTGAGAAAAAAATTAGAGCAGATACGATCCTTATTAACCATGAAACTCGTACCGTTCCTTTTATTCTTGTATCAAAAGACAACGCAGGAGAGCGTTATGACTGGTGGGAAGGTCGCATCTATATTGAAGAGTTAGACCCAAAAGGAGCGATCCTTACAGAGCTAAGAACTTTCTTTAAAGATCACTCACCAAGCGTTGATAATGCTATTGGCAGAGTTGAAAATTTACGACTAGAGGGCGGAGAAGTTAAGTGTGATGTAGTCTTTGGAAGTGATGAAGATAGCCTTAAAGTCTTTCAAAAATACGCTGAGGGAATTTTAACGGATGTATCTATCGGATACACCATTGATGAAGTGATCGAGACAGAGAAAAAAGGAGAGCCTACCCATGTGCTTGTAACGAAGTTTACTATCCTAGAGCTTTCTGCAGTATGGAAAGGATTTGATAGTGGCGCAATAGTAGGACGTAAAGCGGTGGAAGATCAGAGAACACCTGATATTTCAAAATTACAAATTGCGAAACGCAATTTAGAAATTTATACAAGGAAAGTTAAATGAACGAAAGATTAAAAAAGCTATTGGAGCGAATGAAAGCTTTAACAGACAAAGCAACTGCTGAAAAACGTGATCTTACTGATGAAGAATCAGCGGAATTTGATGGATACAAAAAAGAGTTTGACAGTTTAGAGCGCACATTGAATGCGAATGATGTCACACAAAGAGTTCAAGGAGTTATCGCTAAACTTGAAAAACCAGTTAATTCACCAATTCGTGCAGAACTTGGATTAACAGAAAAAGAATTAAAGCGTTATTCATTAAGTCGCGCTCTTCTTTCAACAATGCCAGGTTCAGGAATTGATGCAGGGTATGAGCGTGAATTAAGTCAAGAAGTTGAAAAACAGTATGGAAGATCAGCAAATGGTATCTATATTCCTCATGACATCTTGACGGCAAAACGTGATATGAATGTTTCAACTCCAACAGCAGGCGGTAATCTTGTTGCTACAAATTACATGCCAGGTAGTTTTATTGAGTTACTTCGTGCTCGTGCACTTATGATGCAATTAGGCGTACAAACACTTGACGGACTTGTTGGTAATGTTGCTATCTCAAAACAAACAGGCGCTTCTACTGCTTATTGGGTTGCGGAAGGTGGAGATACTACTCAATCAGATGTGACCATTGGCATGATCAATATGAGTCCTAAAACAATTACTGGTAAAACTGCTACAACTCGTCAGCTTTTGATGCAGTCTAACCCTTCCGTTGATGCTCTTTTGATGAATGATTTATCAAAAGTTCTAGGGCTTGGCATTGATAAGGCGATCATTAGTGGTACAGGTGCAAGCAATCAGCCAAGAGGTATTTTAAACACATCAGGAATTGGCTCAGTTAGTTGTGCAACAGCAGCAGGTGGTTTTAACTTTGCTAATGCGGTCAAATTTGAGACAGCTCTTGAAACAGCTAATTATGATGCTTCAACATGTAGTTATGTTATGACCCCATCAATCAAAGGAACAGCAAAATCAACACAAAAAGTAACTGGTGCTGCGGCAATGGTATTTGAAAATAATGAAGTAAACGGTTATAGCGCATATTCAACAATGCAAATGAACGCAAATACTGTTTTATTTGGAGACTTTTCAGAGGTTATTCTTGGTCTTTGGGGTGGTCTTGATCTTATGCTTGACCCATATGCAAAGGCTGACAGTGCAGGTCTTGTTGTACGTGCGTTCCAATCTGTTGATATTGCCATCAGACATGCTGCGGCTTTTGCTGCTTCAACTGACGTAGGATTGTAATATGAAAGTAAAAATCACACGCTCCGTCTTTATTGACGGAGTTACTAAAAAAGTTGGCGATGTTGTTGATGTAGAAAAACATTTTGGTAATGAGCTAATTGCTACAAATGCGGCAGAACTCATTGAAGAGGCAGAGAATGGTGATGAGCTTACAGAGCTTAAAGCCAAAGCCGATGAATTAGGTATCAAGTACACTAAAAAATCAACGGTTGAAGATCTTACTAAACTCATTGAAGAGGCAGAGAATAAATGAAATTAACGTGCACAACACCGCCAATCACACAGACAGTAACAATCGAAGAGGCTAAAAGCTTTTGTCGTATTTTGACAAACGATGATGATGCGATTATTTCTCTCTTGATTGATGCGGCAACTGATTACGCTCAAAACGTAACAGGAAGGCAGTTATGCACGGCAACTTATGAGATCGTAGTTGGTGGTGAACAATCACCGCTACGACTCCCTAAAGCTCCATTAAAAGCAATCACGAGTGTTATGTGTAACGGTATTGCGCTTGACTACTCATTACGCTATGACTATGACGTTGCTTTTATCGAGTTTTCGGCTACTGATGATGTGACCATAACCTATGAATGTGGTTACGATGTTATCCCTGCAAGTTTAAAAGCATGGTGTCTTAACAAAGTATCAACTCTTTATGAAAATAGAGAGGGGATTGTAGTTGGATTAAGCGTTGCAGAAGTGCCAAGTGGGGTGATAGATTGTATTTTAGATCAATACAAAGTTAGATACCTATGAGAGCAGGAACACTCCGCAATAAAATAGAGTTTCTTACTATCTCCGATGGTCAGGATGAGATGGGAGGAACAGCAGAAGTGGAAACTCACTTTTGTTACTCGATGGCTGAAATAAAGCCCGTCAGCGGTAATGAAAAGTTTGTTGCTAATCAAGTTTTCACAGAGGCTACATGTCAAATAAGATGCCGATATGTTGCAGGAATTACCACGAAGCATAAGATAAAGTTTGGAGATCGTAAGTTTAACATTCTAAATTCTCAGAACAAAGATGAGCGAGGGATTGAGCTTTATATTATTGCTAAGGAAATATTTTGAGTAACGAAATAAAAGGGCTAGAAGATCTTATCAAAAATCTTAATGCTCTTCCTGCAAAACTTGAAAAAAAAGTGATACGCGCTGCCGTTAGAAAAGGAGCGAATATTGTTAGAGATAAAGCTAGGCAAAATGTACCAAAAGATACAGGAAACCTTCAAAAATCTATCATTACATCAGGTGCTAAAGTCTCAGGAAAAATCGCTTTTAGAGTTAGCCTAAAGCAAAGAAAAACAAAGAACTCTAAAGAACCATATTATGGTCGTTTTATTGAGTTCGGAACTTCAAAAATGCCTGCAAAACCATTTATGCGCCCTGCGCTTGATGAATCAGAATGGGAGGTATTTGATACCGTAGTTAGCGATATTAAATCAAACCTTGATAAGGTGAATAAATGATTCAAACAGGCTTATTTAACCTCTTAAAAACCATTCCATCAATAGGCAATAGAGTTTACCCTTTAGTAGCTCCTCAAAATACTCCAACTCCTTACATTACTTATCAGCGTATAAGTCCTTTTGATACTTCGACAACAGAAGGAACTGAAAGCTTAGATTTGGCTCGTTTTCAAATCAAAGTTTTCTCAAAAACATATTCAGATGCAGTAAATAACGCGAATTTAGTCAAAGAAAAACTAAGCGGAAAAGGATTAAAGCTTATGCATGGGGAAGATATTGAGCCTGATACTTTATTATTCTTTCAAATCCTAGATTACCAACTTTCAGACGACATACTTCAATAATTTCCCCTCCAAAATCACCTAAAAACTGCGTAACTCTCTTCGTAAGATACTGAAAATATCTTATTAAGGAGTCTTGCATGTCAAAGGCTAAAAACTCGTTGGGAGCTTCAATTTTTATTGAAACTGCTACTCCTGGAACATTCATCAAAGTTGGGGAGCTTTTAGACATCCCTGGTATGCTTGGAGATAAAACAGGTCGTGTTGATGTCACCAACATGGATACAGTAGGCTATAAAGAATACATTTCAGATGGTTTGAAAGATGCCACTGAATTTTCACTAGAGTGTAACTATATTGCTGATGATCCTGGTCAAGTTCGCGTATTTGAACTTGGTACTTCAAACGCAAACACAAAAATCAAACTCGAATTAAATGACCAAATCACTCCAACAACAGGCTCAAAAACTATTGTAATTCGTGACGGTTATATTCCTGGTATTCCAAACATCGTACCTGCAAAAGGTGCTCAAACAAAACTCCAATTTTCTTTCCAACCATCAGGTGAGCCTGATATTACATTTGCGAGTTAATCATGCTTAATAGACAGTCAATTATTGAAGCAAATGATATTGGTACAGGAAAGATTAGTGTTCCTGAATGGGGTGGGGATGTTTATGTTAAATCCCCTAGCGTAAGGGAAAGAGACATTTTAGCTTTATATTCAAGAAAGTATTTAGAGGTAGTCACTGATAAAAAAGGTGAACCTATACTTGATGAAAATAAAAATCAAAAACTGAGATTTATTCAAGGTGAAGAAGCTGAAAAAGCATTCTCTGATTTTAGACTTTATAAAGTCGGTTTTTCTCTTTGTGATGAAAATGGGGCACGCCTTTTTTCTGATGAAGATATTGAAACAATCTTAGCTAAAAAATCACCTGCATCTATTGATCGAGTGTTTGGTGAGATTGAAAAGGCTTTAGAAAAAAAGAGCTAACCGAGTCTAGAAAATTTCGTTTTCGTCTAGCGTTAAAGCTCGGTATGACGGTAGACCGCCTTGAACGTGAAATGTCAAGTGCAGAGCTAGATGAGTGGGTTGAGTTCTATAAATTAGAACCATTTGGGAATGAAGAGAAGATGAATGACTTTAGACAGGCTTCTCTTTGCTCAATTATAAAAAACATGATTGGCGCACAAACAAAGCCCGAAGATTTCATCATGTACAGATCAAAAGAAGAGAAATTAGACGTGGAAGATATGACAGAAGAGCAAATAAAAGAAGCTCAAAAAGCCATCTTCCAAATTTTTACAATAAGGTAGATAATGGCACTTGGCAAACTCGACATAATTATTGCTGCTGATACTGCTCAAATCCGTAAGGATATGAACACAGCGGTTGGTATTATGCAGTCAGGTACAAAGGTTATGGAAAATGTTGCCAAGACTGCCGCAGCCACATTGGGCGGTTATTTCGCTTTTGATATGTTCAAAGCGCAAATACAGCAAACATTAGACTTCGCAGACAATCTTTCAAAACTATCACAAAAAACAGGCATTAGTACAGATGCATTATATTCTCTCAATGCAGCAGCTAAACTTTCAGATGTAGAGTTTGAGTCTTTATCAGGCTCTCTTTCAAAATTCAATAAGAACATTGGCGCTGCTTCTGAGGGAAGCGGAGATGCTAAAAAAGCTTTTGATAGCCTAGGTATTTCTGTAAAAAATCAAGATGGAACGTTAAAAAATAGCTTTGAAATACTTGGAGAGCTTGCAGATCAATTTAAAGATATGCCTGATGGAGCTACAAAAGCAAGTACAGCTATGGCACTATTTGGAAAATCAGGTGCAGAACTAATCCCTCTTTTAAATAGTGGTAGAGATTCTTTGAGAGAATATCTAGGCGTAATTGATAATGAAACAGGAAAGGCAGCAGAAGCTTTTAATGATTCTTTTACAAAAATGCATTTGGCTTCAAGCGCTCTTTATATGCAGTTTGTTAAAGAATTTGCACCTACGCTTTCTATATTATCAGAGGATTTTGATAATTTAACAAAAAGTAGTGATGGACTTAGTGGATCAATTTCGGGAAGTTTATCGTCTGCTATGAAAGGCATTGTTACGTGGGGATATGGCATTACTGCAGTATTTAAGACTGCAGGAGATGCATTAGGTAATTTTGGCGCATCTGCATCGTTACTAATGGAAGGTGATTTCAAAGCAGCAGGATACGCATGGAATAGAATTTCATTAGATTTTACAAAAGATATTGATACGTTTGCTAAAAAATTAAATGATCTTGATAATGCAAAAGAATTATATGATCAAAAATATAAAGATCAAGGAAGCGCAAAAGGTACAGGTTTATCCTATAAAACAAGTGCGATAAAAATATTCAACTCTACATTATCAGCTCAAATACAAGGTCTTGAAAAACAATTTGATATTAAAAAGCAAATTGAGGCTCTTAATATTGAATCTGCATTAAGAAATGAAGCTATATCAAAGCCAGAAGCGGAGAGGCTAAAAGAGATCAATGATATTACTTCTCAGATAGCTAAAAATCAAGAAACAATCAATCTTCTAAAAACTAAAAAGTATGAAAGTGGTAGTACCGATCAATCAGCCGATCTTCAAAAAATGAGTGATCTTCAAAAAGAAGAAGAATTACTCATACTTAAAAAAGTGGCAGCAGAAGAGCGCTATAAAGCTACCGTAAAATCTGTCAATGAAGAGCTAATGATCTCTATTGGTGCTATCAATATGTCAGATGTTGATAAAAAGTATCAGGATTTATCAAAAAGCGTTCAAGACTTAATTAACAAAGGTGCAGATTTAAAACTCGTTGGAGAGTACGCTACAAAACTAGCAGATCAAATTGAACGTGATGGCGCATACACTCATTTGCAAACAGAGCTAGACATTAGAAGTCAAATAGCAGAAGTTAGCCTATATGGTGCACAAAAAGAAACAGCTTTAGAGCAGATTCGACATGATGGAGTAATGGCAAATTTAAGCCGTGAACTTGAAACAAAAAAGCTAAATGCAGATGAATATTTGAATCTATTAGCAATCGAAAACCAACGCCACGCTCAAAATAGTGACTCATTCTATAAATTCATGCTTGATGCGTTTAATAACATTGAAAAAGCGATGGATGAAAACTTCTTTAATGCGATGACAGGCAAGTTTAAATCCTTTGGAGAATGGTTAAAAGACCTTTTCAAAAATATTGGTACGTCTATCGCACAAGGACTTAGCAGAACAATTGCAGGTAATATCACTCAGACTTTAGAGGGTGGCATCGTTAATATGTACCGCTCATATAGTGGTATTGGAACTTCTGCTTCATTGGTAGGATCAACACTAAGTGCTAGTGATATGAGTTCACTCCTTAGTTCAGGTGCAACTGTAAGTGATGGAGTTATTAAAACAGCAGGCGGTACTGTAATCGATCAAGCAAGCGGAACAGTTACAAGCCAAGGAAGCGATACATTATCTCTGTTAAATACAGCCTCATCTTTAAAAACAGTTTATAACACATTGACAGGTGGAATAAGCTCAACAATTATGAGTGGATTTAATAGTGTTGCTGACATTCTTGCAGGTCAAGGTTATTGGAGCGCTGCAAGTGGTGTATCTAATTTTGGATATGGAGTAGCAAACCCATTTAGTTATGGAGCAGGTAGTGGAGCATTTGGATCAACAACGGCAGGTGCAGCACTAAGCGGTACACTAATGGGTGGATTGGCAGGGTATGGAATTGGCTCTTTAGGAGATAAAATCTTCGGAGCTTCTACCTATGCAGGAACGACTGGTGCAATCGGTGGCGCATTAGGTGGTCTTGGTGGTGCGCTTGGTTTATGGGGTGGTCCAATAGGAATTATCGCAGGATCAATTATTGGATCAGTACTTGGCGGTATTTTTGGTAAAACAAAACAAACAGGCGCAGGTATTGACATCTTAGGCAATGCAACAGCGCAAGATGCATCAGGTCAATATTGGCAAAGCTATAGTAAAAAATCATGGTTTAGTTCTAAGTCTTGGACGAATTACACTCCATTTAGCGATGAAGAAATCAAAGCTATTAAGAGCACTATTGGCGTTTATGATTATCTTTTAGAACAGTTAGGAAACTATAACGATCTTGTTGTTTCAGGTGGTCGTTTTTCAAATTTACAAAGCTTTCTAGACACTAATGTTGTACAAGCATTCTTAGTCTCCATTAACCCAAATAACTTAAGCACAATCTATCAAAGCTGGGTAGATTATGCGGCAGAAATTGATAAAACGATTACCGAAGCTATATCAACTGCTGTAAGTGGATATACAACGTATAAACGAGGCTATACAGAGTGGTTTTTAGGTAGCGGAACTGTTGAACAATTAGCGTTTACATCAAACTATTTACAAAAAGACTTCGAGGCGTTGGCTTCAAGTCTAGGTGCAAGCTCTGTAACCGTTGATAACTTCTTATCAATGTATGATGAAGCAATTAAAAATAACTTCACACAAGATACTATCGAGGCATGGGCTAGTCTTGGCGATGCACTCATGAAGTCAACTGATGCAACAAAGAAGTACAAAGATGCACTTGATAGTCTAAACGGTAGCACAACGTATTCATTGCCAGTTGATACGATGCTCACAAAGGTAAACAATACCTCACAGCAGATTGATCTTAAGCAATTAGTTACCACGCAAACAGGACAGAATGACACCGTAATCAATCTTTTAGTTCAAAGTGTAAAAACATTGCAATCTATTCTAAAAGAGGCGCAATTTGGAAAGGCTATCGTATGAAAATACTATTCCCACAAGCATTTACGCTCAATTCTTCAAACATTGGAGATTCTTCATATGCTAATTGGAATATAAGTACTGCTTACGCTGTTGGCGCTTTTGTATATATCCCTGACAATTATGGAGAGTATAAATGTTTAGTTGCCAATACGGGTGTCGATCCTAGAACTTCTATTTATGATGCCACAAAAAATCCAAATGGAAAATGGTTATTTTTAGGCACAACAAACAAGTACAAAATGTTTGATAAATACCTCACGTCCCAAAGCGTTAGAAATGGAAACATAACTGTGGAAATGTTGGCGTATGAGTCACAAGCTATTTATCTTGGAAACTTAGATGCCCAAAGCGTAACTATCCAGGTTATCGACAACAACACACATCAAGTCATTGAAACTTTTACAAAAAATTTGATTAGAGATGTTTCCGATGCTTTTGATTATGGATATGGTGATTGGATTGAAAACAGAAAAACACAGTTTGTCTATGAGCGCACCACAGCGACACGTGACATCTCACTTATAATTGAGATCAATAACGGATCAAGCGATGCAAAGTGCGGTATTTTTTGTTGCGGAAAAGTCAAAGAAGTAGGCATTACAAAATTGGGAGTTAGTGTAGGAGCGTTGGATTATTCAACAGTAGCAACAGACACTTCAACTGGTGACACTTCTTTAGTAGAAGGAAACTATGCACCAACACTCGATTTGGATTTATTCACTCCAACAAAAAATGCTATGGCTCTTAATAAGATACTTAACTATGCAAGAGGGAAGGGTGTTGTATTCATGGCAGGGTATTCTGATGATTTACTCGTCTATGGGTACAAACAAAAACACTCTACACTCATGAGTGGACCAGTAGAAACTATTATCACGGTAAACATAATTGGATTAACTTAGGAGAAAATATGATAGATCAAACATTAACCACACCACCTACCGCACCAAGCAGTAACGATATACCAACTTTTAGAACACGATTTGATGCGTTTATTGCATGGATTGTTACTTTTGTTACGCAATTAACAACCGTAATTTCTCAAATGAACAGTACTGCTTCAACAATTAATGATAAAGAAGCAAGTGCTGTAAATGCATCTATTATTTCTGTTGCTGCAGCAAATTTTAAAGGAACATATACCAATCAAACGACACAAATAGGGGAGTCTTACCTATGGAATAGTGTTATTTATTTAGTTCTAGTTGCAGGCAATACTTCCCCTACTACTTCTCCATCAAATTGGAAAGCAATAGGACAAATATCAGATCAAATTCATGCTTCTACTTCAAAAACACCTCCAGTAGATGCCGATGAGTTTGGAATATGGGATAGTGTAAGTTCATCATTAAAAAAACTTACATGGGCTAATTTAAAAGCGACAATTATTGCTTCTTTTGGTGTTATGGTAAATACACTAACTTCTAAAACAACACTTGCAGATGGAGATATTATACCAATTGGTGATAGTGCTTCTAGTTTTGCAAGCAAATATTTAACATGGGCTAATTTAAAATCAAATTTAGTAGCGTATCTTACGACTACAACTGGGTTTTCTATTTCACTTTCAACAAATGGATATATAAAATTTCCTTCATGGCTAGGAAGCTTAATCATTCAATGGGGAATTTCAGGAAATATATCGGTTGATACATCCTCAACAGTTACGTTGCCTATAGCTTTCCCTAGTGCTTTAGTTGCTTTAACATGTAACCCATCAAGTTGGACTAGTGCATCATCTTATAGTACAGGGTCTTGGTCAGCTTCAAAAGTTAGTCTTTCGCAAATTTCTATCAATAACAGAACAAATATCAATAGTGGAACATTCTATTGGATAGCAATAGGTTACTAGGGGAAAAGAATGGAAATCAAATATTATGCTCATGTCGATGGGAGAGGACAATTAAAAGGTTGGTACAACACAGGCATTTATTTAGTAAAAGATATTCCTACACCAAATATAGAAATATCAAAAGAGGTATGGAAATTAGCAGTAGCCAATAATCATAATAAAATTAATGATGATGGCACAACGGAATCTTTTGATTTTAGAACAGCAGAAGAAAAAGCACAGCAAGAAATATTTTTTAAAAAAGCTGAAATAAATAGGCAATTATCAACTCTTACGGTTACCACATCAAGTGGAAATACTTTTGATGCGTATATCCAAGCTCGTCAAGATATGGCAGATGCAATTCTTGCCAGTTCAACGCTTGGAGTAACTGAAACAGCATGGAGAATGGCTGATAATTCAGAGGTACTAATTACCCTCGATGAACTCAAAGAAGCTCATGCACTAGCTATTCAAGAATACGCAAGAATTAAAGGTATTGTGGTTTAAATGGAAAAGCAATCAACAGCACTCAATTTATTTATGTTACCGCTTGCATCCCTGGTGCAATTCTTGGAGATTGATGCGAAGAAGCTATCAATCTTAGTCATTCTAATGTGCATCGATATGTTAACTGGAACATTCAAGGCATATCGCACTAAAGAGAATATCACATCACGTAGATGGATAGCAGGGTTTTTGAGTAAATTGGTTGTGTTGCTTGTACCGTTTACGATTGCGCTCATGGCTAAGGGTGTGGACTTTGATGTGAAGTGGTTTATTGGTTTTTCTCTCTCCATTATGGTCATTGCAGAGGCGTATAGTATTTTAGGAAACATTTACACGTTTAAAACTGGTGAAGCGGTAGCAGAGATCGATGCTGTATCAGCGATTATTAAAGTGCTTAGAAATTTCCTTGAAAATATGATTGAAAGGGGTAGATAATGTTTAGAGTATTTCAATTTATTATGGTTTGGAGTATGGAATTAGTATTTCCTTTTGTTGTATCTATTATTTATTTTCTAATATATAAAGATATTCAATTAAGCGCTATTACGCTCTTATCAATGTTTATAGTATTCAAAATAGGATCATTAAAAAAGTATGAGTCTGTTTTAATGCTTATTAGTCCTTTTGTAATTTTGGCTATATCAATATTTCTTTCATGCCATTATTTAACAGGTACTTTGTTTTGGATTATGTTTTTTGTTTTAGTATTGGCAACTATTGTTCATGGCGCTTTTATAGTCATGTTTAAATCTCTCAATATTCAGTAGGTGCTATATGTTTCCCATAGCTCTTACAGCCATTAAAACATTTCTTGGCAATCAACTCAACGCACTTTCATACATCCTAATTGCTGCGCTTATTTCCTCTTTAGGTTGGAGCGCTTCATTGAAGATGAACGTATGGAGTTTAGAGAGTGACTTAAAAACATGCAAAGATGAAAAAAAGAAAGTGGAAGATGAAAACGGATACTTACTCACCGATAAAGCACGATATGAAAATGCTATTGCCATCGGTAAAGAACAGCAAGAAGAGAAGATCGTTTACGTTGATAAAGAAGTAGAAAAGATCAAATGGAAAACAGAAATTAAAATAAAAACGATAAAGGAGTACGTAAAAGATGAAAACCTCACTGATTGTCAAAATGCTATGGCTTTTGCTCGCAGTTTTTTTTAGTGGATGTGCTCAAAAAGAAGTGGTGTATGTGCCTCAAAAATGCTTAGTTGAAAAGCCAAAGCAATTCGTTATTTTAGATTGTAGAAACATTGAGAGTGATCTTGGATTTATGCAGTGCGTAGCAGAAAACTATGAAAATGGACAAGCAAATTATGAAATGCTAGAGAAAGCATTTGAGGGGTGTAAATGAATTTAGAAATGAGTATTGCTCTAGAATTAGTCAAAGAAGCAGAAGGATTTTATCCAAACACATATCGTTGTTCTGCCGGTAAACTTACACAAGGTTATGGACGTAACCTTGAAGTACATCCTCTCACAGAAGAAGAAAAATTAGAGTTAAATGAAGATGGAACAGTCAGCGAGTTTATTGCTTCAAAATGGGCGCTTAAAGAGCTACAAGAATGCAAAGAAAAACTTATGTCAAATATCATATATCAAAAGCAAACAGAAGTTAGAAAAGCGGTACTTTTGGATATGTGCTTCAATATCGGTTATTCAGGGTTGATGAAATTTAAAAAAATGTGGTTTGCATTGGGAGATAGAGACTATACAACGGCAAGTCGTGAGATGAAAGATAGCTCATGGTATGTTCAAGTTGGAACTAGGGGAAAGCGTAACGTAACTATTATGGCTTCAAATATAATAGTGAAGAAAGATTAAATTTTTAGAGATACTATTTGTTTTATAAAAATAAATGGCTATTATCAAGCATTTCAGATCTTAATTTTTCAACACTTTTATGTTCAAAATAGCGTGCAATTATATTATCAATAATATTGTATTCTTTTGAAAAGAAGTCATATTCATTTCTTTTATTAATACATAGTGAAAGCAATAGAACATAATTTTGTATAGCTATATTATCTATTTGCACAATTTACTCATTACTTCAAAATCAATGCTCCACAGCCCTTTTTTTGAATCTTTAGCTTCTTGGAGTACATTATCAAGCTCTTTAGGGTATTTCGCCTTTTTATAGATGCAGGAGTAACCATCTTTGATGATCTGCGTTGAATAGTCAATACCGTTTTTGCTGACCGTTCCAAGCATACGTCCATATTGATCTTTTTTATCAGATGTTACGTTTACTTTATCGCCTGTTTGGAAGAACTTCGCAGCGTAACCACTTGATAGTTTTCCTGGCTCTTGTTCTTTGTCGGCTGATATTCCTGCTTTCTTTGCATCTTTCTCTAGTTTAGCGCCACCATACTTTTCAGGAGTATCGATATATAGAATACGGATTTTTTCTTCTTTACCGTTCATCTTAACATGTAGTGTATCACCATCTGTTACGTGTGTAACGATTGCTTCTGTGGCGAAAGATAGCGTGAAAAGTAGTGAGAGTAATAGTAATTTATGCATTAAATATCTTTTTTTGAATCAGCGTATTTTTTATTTTGTTCTTCAACTTTATTAGCACTTCTTATTGTAATATGTGATCTATCAATATTTGCAGCACCTAACCTTTGCATGTATAAAATTGATGATTTGCTATCTTCCATGAAACATTCTTTTTGATTGAACGAAGCTCCAAGTTTGTTTCTAACAATACTATCTTCGCATTTAATATATTGATATTTATCCTTTATGATACTAAACACATCTCCAAAATAAATAGAATCGAAAGAGAAGCTTATATAATCTAATTTATCACCTCTAAATTCTAATGAAACAAATGCATCTTTGCCTGCGATAGTTATTTTTTTATTTCCTGTTTTGTTATCAGGATAATATGTATTTTTGTTAGTGCCTCTTCCTGTCCCTATATCATAAATCTTTGAAACTTCTTTTTTAGTCATACCTATTTTTAGGCTTTTTATTTCTAGTTCATCAGAGGCAAAACCAAATATCATTAATACCAAAATCAAAAACAATGATTTCATAAATACTCCTATAAAAATTTAGCCCAATGGCTTTCACAAACTATTGATATTCCAGTATCTTTTATATCACGATATTCTACTGCTTTCTCAATCTTTCGTCCATAGCTTGAATGTGACCAATCTTTGCTTCCAATATCTCCAATCACAAGATAATCAGTATCTTTTTTGATAGTATCGTGAATAATCCCTCCAAGATCTTTTACGAGCTCTTCAAGGACTTTTCTAGCACCAGTTGTAAATACTCCAGTAAATACAAATGATGATCCTTCAAATACTATCTTAGGGGCAGGAACACATAAAGGTAAAGTACTACTCATACTTTCAGTATCTTCACCTATCACCTCACCACCCGTAAGCTTTTGCATCAAATCAAATAAATCATCTTTTTCGTCTTCACTCAAATAACCATCTGACAACATTTCAGATATTCTTGTATAAACAATGTTAAAAGGGTATGAAGAAACTAGATCACAATTTAAGTTAATCCAATTGATTATAAATTCCGCTTCTTTTTGGTTTATTTCACCATCTGCTATAATCCCGCGGCAAATTCCTATAAGCTCATCTGCTTTTCTATCGCATACATCTTTAGCCCTGATAGCTCTGGTAATAAGTTGATTTTGTTCATCTGTTTTCATGCTTCATTCTTATATTTTTTTTGGTCAAAAGTGAATATAGTTGTCATGCCAGTTGCACTACATGTAATCATTTTTCCTTCATCACGTAATTCATCGATATCCAAATCTTCACCTCTTAGACCTTGAAGCTCTGCAAGATAAACCATTGGACCATGTTTAGGTTTTTTGCTTTTTAGTTCGCGTTCATATCCTCCCTTAAACCCAAGAGGAGGAAGTTCTCCATTTAAAGCTTTATTTGCTAATTCAGGATTACTAATTGCGAGCTCTCTCCCAAGCTCCCATGCAGTAATAAGCCCTTTATCTTCTTTATTCCATCTTTCATCAAAATTAGGCTTATTTCTGATATGTTCATTTATTGATCGATATACATAAATTTTTTGAGAAAATAGATTCATTAAATTATTGTCCTTAGTACCTTTCCAAAAATTCTAAAAACACTTTGATCGTCAGGCTCAACGGTATAACTCTCATAGTCTTTATTTGCAGATACTATTCTAAGCATCCCATCGCTGTTAACTTGTAGTAATTTTACCATAAGAACATTACGCCAGTTGATGACATACATACCATCACCTTTAAAACATGTACTATCATCAAACACCACCCAACTATCTGGAAAAACCATTGGTATCATTGAGTATCCATCCACTTGCATAGCGAAAAGCTTGCTTGGTGGTGGTGTTTTAAAGGTGCAAATATCAAGAACGAACTCGCCCATCTTTTCAACACTATCTATGCTCTCTATGTTTGAGCCATTTCCTGCGGATACATGTGGGGATAATTTTGTAGCGGTAATTAGATTGTTTTGTGGTGAATATGATGGTTTGTCATGCGAAATTGCATTTATGTAAGGTATTGGTTCGTCATCTTTATAATTAAATGGGTTTGTCAGCCATTCACTATTTACATTATATTGACTTGCGATATGTGATGCTTTTTGAAAGTTTGGAGAAGTCTCTCCAGCCTCGTAAGATGCGAGTGTTCTTTTGGATATTGATAGTCTCTCAATGAACTCATCTTGTGACATTTTCATATCTTCTCTTAACAATTTTATTCTATTTGCAACGAGCATTTTAGAGTCCATGTTTTATCCTTTTATGCGAAATTGCATTAAAACTCTTGACAAATGATGCGAAATTGCACTATAATTCTTTCATGCAAACAAAATCGACAAACAATCGAAAAAAGTTTAATACCATACACCAAAAAGGGTTAAAAATGATTGAATTAAATCTTTCAAAAATTCGTGAGGATTATGGATCTCTCGCAGAATTCGCAAGAAAAGAAGATATTCGCCTTCCTTTAATAGTTGCAATCACGAAAAAGAAAAGCGACCATTTCAAAAGTGGGAGCGATGCCTTCAAAGCCTTCAAAATTATCAAAAGACTTGGATACATAAAAGAAAAGGAGATCGCATGAGCGCATTAGTTATCAACAATATACCAGTTAATTTGGTAGCGAAAGATGGAAAGGTGTTTGCAACGAGTTTAGATGTTGCTAAGGTTTTTGAAAAAGAACACAGAAGGGTTTTACAAGACATTAGAGAAATGAGTGAAAGAGCACAGCACAATTTCGTGCAGTCCTCATACATAAATTCTCAAAACAGAGAAATGCCTATGTATGAAATGAATAGAGATGGTTTCACATTTCTTGTAATGGGTTTTACAGGTGAAAAAGCTGAAAACTTCAAGCTTGATTTTATTGATGGGTTTAACAAAATGGAAAATGCATTAAGAGAACAACAAAAATCATCACCTCTTCAAATTCTTGAACAAATGTTTCAAGTTGCAAAAGAGCATGACAACAGATTAGAAGCACTTGAGAAAACTAAACGTCTTGAAGGTTGGCAAGAAAAACGCCTAAAAGATGCAGTCAATCAAAAAGTATTTTCATTAAGCAATGGTGAAAAAGATTTATCTCCTCTCTATCGTGCTGTTTGGAGATTAGTAAAAAGTAGATTCACGGTACCAAGATACAGCGAGATACCATCTATAGAATTTGATCAAGCGATTGACTTCGTAAACAGAATCAGAGTTATTGATCTTATTCAATCATTCGATTATTCAAAATCAGCTTAACACCTGAACAGAGTCACAATGGTGGCTCTAGTTGAGTTGTTAAAACTCATTTTTATAAGTGTCTATGGAAACAAAACCATACAAAAAAAGGCTTTGAGACGTTTAGCGAAGCGTCCTACGCGGTGGAACATGAGTTGTTCGGTAAAAAGCCACCTTGAACATAAGAGATTTATAAAGCCTATTTAGTCAGACCGTAGGTTTTATAAAACACACTATGAATACAGCGCTGACACTGATCATCGGTCACTAGGCATAACGGGGTGACGGTAGTGTGTTTTAACCTCCCACTGAGAACATGACACATTCAACAACAATATATTAAGTAGTGTTTATTTGATGAAAACAATGGTTTTGTGCGTGTTCTGATCGAGGGTTTATTTGATGGCATTAAGCATTCAACAATAGCACATGTTAATTCGAGAAAAAAAGGTTTTGCACGTGCCATCAAGTTTTTAAATGGTGAGTAGTCAAGTGGTCTGTTCAAGTATGGTACTTTTGAACATTGCTTATAGCAATAAAAATAAAACCTAAGACGAGAACGTAATGCGTCAGTAATGGGCTACTCACTTTTTAAGAACTTACACAAAGGAGAAAACAATGCCTAAAGTATTTTGGCTAAACGCTTATGTAAAAGGCGATGAATGCGAAAAAACTGTTATTTTGAGACATTTGGATAGTCAATATCCAGCCTCAAAGTTAAAAATTGAAAGGAAGATATGATGCCTGATGTTGAGTTGAGCGAAGATCAGTTTTTAGCTGACATTTTCAAAGATGGTTTCGAGGTTGTGATCGATGCTAATGATTTTAAGAAGGTGTTACGCCAAAACGTAGAGCTTCACAGAATCGTCAAAGATCAACAGAAAACTATCGAAAATCAAAAAAATGCTAATGAGTTTCTGAGAGATCAGTTAAAAGAATTACGAGAGCCTAGGGTTATCGTAAGATTGAATGCGAGGGCGTGAGTTTTATTAAATGTTTGCAGACGGATTAATAAAACTCTTCGCCATTATAGCCTAAAGGTTTAAAATGAGCAAAGAAGATGAATATGATGAGTGTTTAATGATCGTATCTGAAATGTGCGAGCCTATCAAAGAGAAGATTAACGAAATATTCCAGTTAAGCAAAAAATACAGTATCAATGAAACTACCATATACAAAGAGATGTTCGAGCCTGAGCTATATGGCATGTTTTGCAAGAAACTATATGAGGAAAATAAATGACAAATGAAGAATATCATTCACGAAGTGAGATCAGTTGCAGCCAAATAAAAACGATACTAAAAAATCCTTATGAATTTTTAGCAAAAGTTAAAAAAGAGCCTACAAAGAATATGGATTTTGGAAGTTGCGTGCATAAGTTGCTCCTAGAGCCTGACGAGTTTGAAAAAGAGTTTGCGATCATGCCAGAGATTGATAAGAGAACGAAAGAGGGAAAAGAACTTTATTCACAGTTTATGATACAACACGGAAGCAAAACGCTTTTAAATAGTGAAGATTTTGAAAAAGCAAAATGGTGCGCTCAAATAGCCAAAGAGATAGCCGGTGCATTTTTCAAAAATGGTGAGGCAGAACAAAGCTATTTTAGTGAACTTTACGGTGTACCTGTGCGATGCAGACCTGATTATTATATCGAAGATAAAGGCATTATCGTTGATGTAAAAACAACAGCCGATGCATCAAGAGATGGTTTCATAAAATCTATCGCCAATTTTGGGTATCACATTCAAACAGCTTTTTACATGGACACGCTTAGAAGCCTTGGAATGAAGGCGGATAAATTCATGTTCGTGGCTATTGAAACAAAAGAGCCTTTTATGATTGGACTTTATGAGCTTGACGATGTTTCAATCGAACATGGACGTACACAATACAAAAAAGCTTTAGAGCTTATCAGTAGTGGCAAGATTAACGAGTTCACGGCACCGCTTTACAAAGACCAAAACGATTTTACAGTCGTTCAAACACTTACTTTACCAAATTACGTTTATTACCAAGGAGCATAAATTGAGCGCTATTATTGAAAGAAAAAATCAAATCACCGGAATTATGAATAGCAAAGAGATCACAGATCGTTTAAATTCACTATTCTCAAAAAACGAAGATAAGGCGAGCAAATTCAAAGCAACACTTCTTAATATTGCACTTGATAATAGTTTGAATACGTGTACTCCTGCATCAATCGTAAAATCAGCATTAATGATCGCTGAACTTGGATTGCCACTTGCAAAAGGATTAGGGCAGGCATACATCGTGAAGTATAAACAAGATGCAGAAGCACAGATCGGTTATAAAGGGTGGTTGGCACTTGCAGAACGTAACGGAAAATCAGTCAAAGCAAAGCCTATTTTTAAATGCGATGAATTTGAATTGATTGATAATGGATTTGATGAGACTGTTGTTTTTAAACCAAACCATGATGAGCGTAAAGAGTATCAGCCGCAATGGGTGAAAGATAATCTAAAAGGTGTTTTGGTAGCTGTTAAAGACATCAATACAGGTGTAATTAGTAATGCTTTTGTAAGTATCGGAAAATTAAACCAAATTGCAGGTGTATCACCATCGGTTAAAAAAGGAGGATATAGCCCTTATACAGATTGGGGATTAGAGATGTTCCAGGGCAAAGCGATTAAGTATATTTTGTCAAAAACAGCGATGAATGAAGATTTTGGGAGAGCGGTAGAAATTGATAACCAAATGGACATTAAAGCAATTGAAGATCATCGAGATAAAAAAGATGACATTGATTTGAACGCCATGTTTGAAGAAGCTGAAATCGTAGAGGTATCTGAAAATGACACAAAATAGACCAACAATCAGAGATTTATAAGACAATGATCTTCTAAAAATTGCCAAAGAAGTTTTTGAAGCATGGGAAGGAGATTTTGAAACTTCTGATATTAGTGAAGATGATATTTTTAATGCAATTAAAGACATAAGGAATAGTGATGCTACCAAGGGTTAATTTAATAGGCAGACTTACAAGAGGTCCTGAAATAAAATATCTTCCAAGTGGAACATGTGTATCTAGCTTTGGGGTAGCTTCAAGCGAGAAACAAAAAGACAAAGAAATTGTTTGTTTTATAGATTGCGTTGTCTTTGGTGGGTTAGCAGAAAAAGTCGTACAACCATATCTTAAAAAAGGTAGTCAAATCTATGTTGAAGGTCGTTTAAAACTCGATCAATGGACTGACCAGCAAGGTGTAAAGCGCTCAAAGCACTCTATCACCGTTGAAACATTACAGATGATGGATAGCAGACAAGACAGCGCAAATGAACAGCAACAGTCAAGACCAAACGTATCAGTTCGTACACCTGATGGAAAAATCCATGATATACCTGATATTGACATTAATGACGATGAAATACCATTTTGAGGTGAAAGATGAGCGAAAACGAGATACAAGAACAAGCGAAACAAACCGCTAAGTATCTCGTTGCTTTCATGGGTGTTGAATTAAAGAGAATTATGTACCCTACAGAAGTTAAAGGAGATGCCTTAGCAGGTCAAATTCTTGGAGTTTCAGCAGACACAATGAAGCAGCGTAGGAACAGAGGTTTTTATCGTGACAAATATCACTATTACAAAAAATCTGATAAAATTGTGATGTGGTATAGAGATGCCTTGTTAGAAGAATGGAGCTACCAAAATGGAAGTAAAGCTTTACTCTCGTCCTAACAAGGATGGTAAAAAAGTTCTTTATGTGGATTACACAGAAGAAAGTGGAAGGAGGGTGAGAAGGTCACTCAACCTCCAAGAATCTAAGGCAAATATCGCTTATGTAAAGAGAAATATTATACCTGAAATTGAGCGTAAAATAAAGTATGGTGTAGAATTTCGAGAGTACAAAATGAGCGAATTTACAGACATTGTTCTGAAAAAAGCTAAGGAAAACAAAAAAATCAATACGTTTGTTACCTATGAAAAAGCAGTAAATAAATTCTACTCTATTATGGGTGATGTAAATATTGAGAAGATTTTTGTAAAGAATATTGAAAATTACGTAAATTCTTTAAAGAGAGAAGGTCTTTCTAGCGCTACGATTAATTTATATCTAGTTCCTATAAAGATGGCTTTTAAAGAAGCTATGAGATTAGAAATAATTGACAAAAATCCAGTTCCTTTGGCTGATAAGCCGATAGTTAAAAACAAAGAAAAGAAAGTTTTTAACCTCATACAAATGCATCAAATTTTAGAAAAAGCAGAAGGTGAGTTAAAGACGTTTTTGTACTTTGCGTTCTTTACTGGTGCAAGACCTGGAGAAATTGTTGCTTTAAGATGGAGTGATATTTCAAACAATATGATTTTCATTAATCGTACTTCTATACAGAACGGAAAAATGGAAAATCTACCAAAAGGCGGTAAAAAAAGAAGTTTTGATTTGCTAAAACCTCTTGGAGATTATCTTTTAACTATTGATAAAAAAAGAGATAAGATATTTTCATATAAATATGAGGCTTATGCAAGGAGCTTTTCACGCTTTTTGGTTAATAAAGGGTTTGAAAGAAACACATTACATTCAACAAGGCATACATTCACAAGCCTTCTAATGAAGTCAAGAGAAGATCCAACATTGATACAGTATTTTTTAGGTCATTCTTCGCTGAATATGATTAATAAAGTTTATGCACATTATATTCATGATGAGAATGATGCTAAGAGATTAGGAAATATGTTGGCACAATCTTGA